CAACCTTGCATAATTGCAGAACATATCCACTTTTGGAATTTTAGTTAGATTAAACTTAAATCCAATAGGTGATAAAAAATTTCTGTTAGATATTTGATTATCAAATGCTGCCATTTTTATTTTTATTTAGAATGGTTCTTGCTTCTTCTTGAGTCAGATTAGGGTTCTTTTCAAGTTCTAATGCCAATCTACCAGTTACTTTTGCTGTTGCAACACTAGTTCCTTCAACATAAGCAACTTCATGCTTATCAGATCTAAAATCTTTAATTGCAGATGATGTACTTCTATAATTCACTGCACTCAAAGTATAGTCTCCATCTTCAAAATAATCTATTCTTGGTCCATTTCCCCCACAATGTAAGCTTGAAACACAAATAATACCTGGAGAACATCCAGGACTAGATCCTCTGTTTAAATAAATGTCACCAAATTGAGCTCTGCAAATGCGATTATCATAATCTACTCCTCCAGGAACATCAACTGTTAACTGACTATTCCTGGTAGATCCTACAACAATAATTCCATTATCAATTAATTTTTTAATTCCAGAATCTATTTTTTTATCGCGCATTGGTAGATATCTTAAGCAGTTATCTCCATAAAAATGTTCTGGTGGTATTATAGTTTCAAGACCTATTTTCTTTTGTTCTGGTGGTAAAAAAGATATATCAGGGAATCTATCCCTATACTTAAATGCAATGAAAGAGTTTATTCTCATTCTTGATGTCCTAGTTGCAAAACTAAGATTGCATATTGTTGGATTTTTTCTTTCTTTAACAAATTCAATTATATAATCATAAAGTAAATGCTTCCATTTTATTGCCCAACTATAGTTATAATGAATATTAAAAATATTTACATTTGGTGCGATCCCTAATGTATTGCCACCAATTATACTTGCCATTGAAGTTCCATGGGACCCTCTCTTGCCAGTAAATGGTTTTATATTCTCATATTCATATTCGTCTTTGGTATCATAACCTAGTTTTTTACTATACTTCAACCAATTAAATTTGTGTGCTCTTGTGTCAAATTCTGGATGATCAAATTCAATGTGAGTATCAACTACAATAACATCAACCATGACAAGTGCTGTAACAAGTTATATAGACAAAAAAAGAGGGTCCGAAGACCCTCTTGGAAATATGTGAACTTGGATCACATGAGGTTGTTAACACGAACACGTCTGTAGTAAACGTTAGAGTCACGGGTGAGTGCTCCATTACCCTGAGTAGCACCTTGAGCGAATGGGTTAGCAACAATCCCGTAACGGGTCTTGAAGCCAATCTTAGGCTGGAAGGTGTTCTCTCCAACGGCACGAACCATCTGGAGGGGAACATATGGGCAATAGAAGAGACCTGCGTCATAAGGGGAAGAACCCTTATATCCAGCAACGTAGTACTGGGAGGCAGCGTTGTTTGCAGAATAAGGATCGATGTATACGCGATACTTACCAGCAAGAACACCAGCGAAGGTGTTACCAGTGTCGTCAACGTTGAGGTTGGCGTTGAGGGCAGGGGTGTAATCGAGTACACCAGCCATGGTCAGTGCAGATGCAACATCAGCAGAGCACATGATCATGTTGCCCTTTCCGCGACGAGTTCTCTGCGCGATCTGGTTTGCATCTCTTTCGATCTGGAAGATCAGACCCTTGAACTTCTCAACACTCCAGCGTCCGTTGGAGTCAACGTCAAGGTCGAAAGTACCAGGAGTTGCGGTGTTAAGTTGAGCACCGTTTTCTGCAACGTTGTAGATGGTTCTGATGACTTCACGGTTGATTTCAGCAAGGATCTCGCTAGAAAGAATGTTAGCGAGTTCTGCTTCAGCGTTTAGACCGTGGATTGCCTTCAGATCCTGTGCGAGTTCTAAGGAGTACTCTGCTTTCAGAGCTCTGCTCTTAGCAGTAACGGTGACCTTCTCGATCGAGAATGCCATCTCGTTGAAGTGCTCGCTTGCGCCGAGTGCTTCAGCATCATCGGTACGCATACCCTGACCAACGTTGTAGTCAGTTGCACTAGCGCCACTTGCAGAGAGTGCGCCAGGGTTGCCGCCTTGCTGTGCAGTAGTACCAAGACCAACAGAAGCACCTTCCATACCGGTGGTGTTGTTGAATCCAGTATCCTGTCCAGAGAATGCGGTGTCTGCTTCGTTATAGAACGCTTCGCTACCAGCTTGATCGGTGTAGCGGGAGCGCATTGCGAAGATCAGTCCAGTAGGACCGTTCATTGGTTGTACGCCAGCGAGGTCATAGGCGACCAGGTTAGGCATGGATCTTCTGATCAAGGAGATCAGAACTGGGTCGAAACCAGCAACAGGACCAGCATCAGTGGCGTTTGCAGAGAAACCTGCGTTAGTGCCAGAGTTGGTATGAGTTGTTGGTGTCTCGTAGAGGAACTCACGCTCTTCACGGAGTGCCTTCTCTTGGTTCTCCAGGAGAACTGCGGTTACCATTCTACGATGAGAATCAGAAATCTTAGGGGATCCTTCTGCGTCTAGTAGTGGTGCCCACTTCTCCTGCAGGTGTTCAGCATTGAAACCTTGCATTTGAATTTACCTCTTTAAAAATTTAATTAAGTTTGACCTTATGATTTAAAATATCACTTTTTGGAAACTCTATTCAGAGTTGTCAGATACGATTCCATTAAACCAGAAACTGATTTAGTTGGAACTTCAGTCGACTCTGAGATATTCTCTGAATCGTCTCTCTGAGCGCCAGCATTCTCTTGGAAATAAGAATTTCTAAGAGTTACAAGCTTCTCACGATAGCTCTCTTCACCATCAAACTCAACATTTTCTGCAAGAGAAGCGAGCTTGTCTTTCTGGGAAAGTGCAAGACCTTCAGCAACTTCCGCAAAAATTACGTCAGAAACTGATTCTGCTAATCTCTTATTAAGAGCAACGTTCTTATCGATTTGCTCGTTGAGTTTAGACTCCATTTCATCTAGTTTATCTACCATGCTCTCAAGCACATCATACTTCTCTTCAGGGATAGTTACATAATGTTCTTCAAAAAGACTTCTCATTCCTTTTAGGAACGATTCAGTCATCTCGGTTTTGAGTCCATGCTCAATTGCGAGTTGGTTTTCTGCGACCCACTCATCAGCAACGTACTCTAGATAAGAGTCAACGCGCTCGGTGAGTTCAGTTTTAATAGTTGCAATTTCTTCGGTAAGAGTTTCAGCATATGCTGCTTCTAACTCTTCCTTAACACCAGCAACCTTTGCCTTGATAGCAGTATCAAAAATGGTACGTGCTTTCTCTTGGAATTCCTCAGAAAGTTCTTCGCCAGCGATCAAAGCATTGATGTCTTCTTCAACATCATATACTTCTTCTTCAACTTCTTCGGACTCAGCAACCACTTCTTCTTCAGTAGTTTCTTCTTCGGAAACTACTTCTTCTTCTGTGGCATCTTCTTCAGCAACGATCTCTTGGTCATCTTCGACCTCGATTTCTTCTTCTTCCTTAACCTTAGCAGGCATTGCATCCGCAGGCTTAGCACCTTTGTTTACAACATCCTTGACTTGCTTAAGGGTTGCTGTTGGTTCTTTGAGCTTTGCCGAATCGTCATCGGGCTTATAATTTTCTGGGGAGGGACCGCCGAGATCTTCAACTGAACCTAGTTGAGTTCCTGGATCTGCCAATTTTGGCATAGGATCTGCGGACTTTGCTCCTTTGGTTACTACGTTTTCCATTTCTTGTAAATTGCTACCAACGGACATGTGAATATTAGATTATGTTTGTATTAATCTATATTTATTTATAATTTAAAGATTTGACAGGAATTCATTGAATAAGTTTAACTTATGCTCTTCCAGTCTTCTTTGATCGACGAGAGTATTAATTCTCTTCTGAGTTTTTTCTGCGAGTTGTTCGCGGAGTATTCCACCTTCCCAGATCCACTCCTTGCCTTCCATAATTCCAGAGACAAAAGCATCAGGAGCAGAAGGATCTGCAACAATATCAGCAGCAGTTGCTAGCATAAAATCTTCACCAACTACTTTAACACCATTCTTATCTTCTTTTAGTGAACCAATACCACGGGAAGAAACACCAAGCATAACACCTTCATCAAGAAGAGAAGATGCAATTTTGCCCATAGGAGTGTTAAGGATTTGTGCTTTTCCTTTGAAATTATTTCCCTCTTGAGTGAGAGAAGTAATCTTATGAGAAACTCTGTCTAGATTAACTGTAGGACCTTCAGGATGACCGAGTTCTCCAAGGGCACGACCCTTATTAACAAACGATTCATTGTATCTCTTAACTTCATTAGATAAAGTCGAAACTGGATACATGCGACCATTACGATTTTTAATGTCTCCCTGCAGGAAAACACCTTCGATATAGAGTTTCTTATTAGAACCCTTACCTTCGGTAATGATCTGTACGTTTGAAATTTCTTCTGTAATAAGTTTCATTTTAGATTCCGTATGCTATCTTTACTACCTTGACAGAACTACCATTTGATGCAGCAGTTAATGTATCGGATGCGTCTTTCTCAAGAAGAACAGTTTCACCATTCTTTACAGTGACACTTCCAATAGTTGCACTGCTAGAATCTTTTCTAGTAATGAGTAATGCTGCAGAATGACCATTGTAAAGTCGAACTACAGTTGCACTTCCAACATTAGTAGCGGCATTGAGTGTAGTCTCCTCCGCTAATACTTTAATCAGCATTTTCTTCCTCTTCTTGTGTATCTACATTATCAAACATTTGAGATGAAATATCACCTCTCATTGTCTCAATTTTTTCTGTTGCTTTTTGATACAACAAATCATGAATATTTTTGGAAATATCTGCAGGGGCAGAGTCAGTCGCAATCAAATCTATAATATTTTCCATGAAAAAAAGATGTTGTTATATCAATATTTATATTTCGGCACTTTTAGTGTCTTTTTGAACCTGTGCATCAGTGACTCCACCATTTATTTCAGGTTCCATAGGGACATCTCCAAGCATTTGAGGACCACCTTCTAATGGTTCTCCAGTAATTGGGTCTACGGAGTTAGGATCTGGAATGATGCCAGTTTTAATTTCTGCTTCAATCTGTTTATCCATTTCTTCCATTTCAGTGTCAGTTTGGCGAAGAACCTTTCTTCTAACCCATTCTTGTGAATAGTATCTTCCAATAAATGGTTCGATTGTTGAAAGAATCGTCAACCTTTCATTAAGCATTTCAGTTTCTTTTAATTCTGCAAACTGATTATCATAAAGATAATCATACTGAATATGATCACTGATAGTATCCCAATCTTCTGGAGCAATAATATTTTTTAAGATGAGTTGTGTTTTTAATAAATCGCTAAAAATATTTGAGAAACGCTTTCTTAAACGACCAACAAATTTAGAGAATTTCAATTCATCACGAAGAATTTCTGAAGATCTTCCCAAATTAAAACCACCATCATTGGCAATACGTGATTCGGGAACACCTAGTGCTCTGTATAATTTCTTTTGGAAATATTCGATATCAGATAGTTCACCAAGATTTTGTCCACCAGGAAGTGTGGTAATTTCAGTACCACGACCACCTTCTCTACGTGGCAACCAGAAATCTTCAAGCATACTCATGTGCTTACGATCATCTCTAATCTCACCAGTGTTTGCATCATACACCATCTTGTTACGATATCTCATCATAACATCACGAAGATACTGCTCTGCTTTTACCTTTGGTAAATTGCCAACGTCAATATAAAATATTCTACGCTCAGGTGCTCTTGATAATCTGTAAATGACTAAGGAGTCTTCAATCATTCTTAATTGATTAAGACCTTTGATTGCTTTATGAAGATATGAAAGAACTGTTCCTTTATTTCTATCAACTAAACCAGAAGTACAATATGCAATTGTATCTTTAGCAATCTTTATGCTGTCTTTCTTTCCACCCATAGGTGTTTTTGGTGATGGAGTATACATGTAATACTCATCAATTTCTGGAAAAGCATTGAAAGGATTTTTTGCACTTTCTTGTGGAACTAATGCATTTCTATCTTTCTTTCTTTCCTGCCTGATATACTTGATCTTCATAGGATCAATATATCTAATTTCTTTAATTCCTTCTTCTGGTGCTTTAAGATCAATTACCTTCATGTAATAGATCCTACCATCTACATACCAATTTCTAAAGATTTCATGGCATTTCTTATCGAAATCCATTATATCTTTAATATATCTAAATTCTTTTCTAATTGCTGTCTTTACTTTATCACTTGCATTTACATTTGACAATTCAATTTCAATTGGAGAATCATATAGATCGCTAACAATTGCTTCATTGACAACATCTTCAATAGCATTATCACACTCTGGGTGCAATGCCATTTCTCTATATCTTTTTATTAAATCACTTTCAGTTCTGTAAACCCCTTCAATATCTACATACTGTCCATAAAAACCTGATTGTAGGTAATAATCAACCCCATCCTCATTTGTTTTGGGGACGGGGGAGACTATAGATTTACTTTTATTATCTTGATCATCAATCGAAAAACCAAAGAGTTTCGCCATTTTATAAAAGAGTTACGTTAATCTGATCTATTTATCAATCGGATCAACCTCCTGCTTCATCCGTGTCTGGAATTCCTACGTCACCACCGTTTCCTGTAGCTTCCCACCACTGAACTTGCAATTCAACAGTGAATTCGCCAATTGTATCAGTGCTATCGTATGATAGATCCATCTGGGAAATATTAGTTGGGAATACATCATGGAATTTGTATTCTCTCAAAGCTTTACCATTACGATCTAATTGCCAGACAAATGCGTCTT